TGACGTAGCGCTGCTTGAAAGCGCTGTAGTATTGGGCGACCGCAGCCTCCCAGCTCGTGCGATCAATGCGGCTTTGCAGCGCAATCAACGGTTCGATGATGCCTGCGACTTCTTCACCTTCCAGAAGCCACCGGTCGCGGAACCTCACTACTGGGGGCACACCCGCGTGGTGGCCGCGGGCTTCGATAAGCTGGAGATTCTGGGCTGTGTTCCATGGATGAGCCGCCCAATCCTTGATTTCCTGCGGAGTTTCGATAGCGCCGATGTAGTAGATTTTTTCCTCATCGAATAACCGCATACGGTTGCCCTTGACCTCTAGGGCCAGAATAGGCCATTCTGATGCCACACCGGACTCACCCGGCCACGCATAGGCCTCACCATAGTAAGCAGTCATATGACGCGGAGACACGCCAGTAATCAGCGGAGCTGGCGCACCGCCCACAACCCCCTGGTCAACCACGGCATACGAGGTGCCGTATTGCAGGGCAGCGCGGGTAATGCCGGTTTGGCGGGCATCAAGGTTATTACGCTGCCAGTGCTTCCACGCCCTGGCACGGGCACCAGCATCAACACCAGAGAAATAATCCTCCACTTTCATCGACTGCGCGAACGTGTCCAACACCAGGGGAAGGTACATGGTTTGCGAATCCCTAGCAAGCTGGATTTGCCGGTCGATCATAAGGTTGGCGTTTTTATCCTTCAGGATGCCAAACCGGTTAATAATCTCTTGCCGACCCCACGGGCGCATCGCGCTGTTGATTCGGTCAAACACCTGGCGCTCCCTGGCATACTGTGCCAGTAAACCACGCGCAGCAGCCAAGACCTGGCTATGGCTCATGCTCATAAAAACACCGCCCTTCCTGAATGCTTCGGCATGTGATGCGCTGCGTGCTCTAGATACAGCCTGCGAACCATGCGCGCCCCGATTAGGCACACCGCGGCATCAATCTTTTTCGCCGATGATGGGGACTCTTTCTTTACGGATATGCCGTAGCGGTTCTCTGAGCGCCGGCAGTTCCGCATATGGGCAGTAAGCACTGGGTGGCCATCGTGGGTAAAAGCATGCTCGATGATTTCCCTCTCTGTGAGCTCACACGCTTGGGTGAAATCGAAAAGCTTCCCACGCATATCCCACGCAATCGGCTCCGGCTGCTTCCCACCAGGGCTCGCCCAGAGCTGTAGCCGGTCCTTATAACGTGCCGGCCAAGTGACCTTCGTGAAGCTTTCCCACTCACGGACGTCTGCAAAAAAGGCTCTCACATCATACCTAGCGAAGGCTTTATCCACACGCGCGTCTACCGCCTCCACATCCACCGTACCGGCAGCGTTATGACTGTTGCCGGGATCCCACGACCCAATCAGGAACACATGGCCATCGCTAACCCGGCACCCCACCAGGGCTGTGGTATCGCGGGACAATGAGCCGTCGAAGAACATGACAATCTCCTCCCCTTCTGCCACGATGGTTTCCCGGCGCGCCATGAGCGCAACATCATTCGGGTCTACCCAGGCGTTCGCGGCCGCGGTAGGCCAGTTCAGGTATTTGCGCTTGGAGTCATCCGGGGATGCCTCCGGGGACCAAACCCTGGTGATGATGGTATCAACGTCCACCCATGGGCAATCCTGGTATACAAACTCCAGCCCGGTGCGAAGCGATATGGCGTCAGCCAGATTGGTGTCTAGCGGGGCTTGGCGGATATCCATGAGGATGTGCCGGTCGTTCTTCGACTTTCCGTTTTCCTGGAGACACCACGCTTGGAAGGTACTCTCGCCAACCGTGCCTAGGCCTGGTTCCCAAGCGTTCAGGGTTCCTAGCATCCGGCTTCCTGACTTGGCCAGGTTGTCCGCCAGGGTGCTGTATAGCTTGGTGCCGCCGTTGCCTGGTGTCCAGTGTTCGAGCTCGTCACCGACAATGAACGTGGCTTCGGCGCCTTCTTGGGTCATGGCTGACGACGTAATGACCTCTAGCTTTCCCTCCGGCACGATATTGATTTGGGTTTTACCGGGGTCAATATCATAATCGCGGTGCAATCTAGGTGCGGCTTTCTTATTCGCCATCGCGCGCACATGACGCATCGTGTTATCGGTTTGTTTCTCGGACACTGCGGCTATTTGTACCCACGGCATGGCCACTGGCTTACCGATGCAGGCGCCTGGCACCTGGGGGTCCAACCGATCAAGCCGGACCGGGGCCAGCAACTCCGTCAGGGCCAGGGCGGCGGCAAACGGGCTTTTTCCACTCCCCTTGGCCAGTCGGCGGAAAGAGTTATAGAAAAGCCACTTGCCATTCTCATCAATCGCGTAAAACCACAGGATGAATCTGGCTTGCCGTTCGGTGTAAACCCACGGCAAGCCGGCGCGAAGCCCGTTCGGGTGTTTCAGGTATTTCGCGGCCCACGCTAGCGCCTCCCAGCCGAGCGTTAAATCGGGAACCCCCGGGGGAAGCGTTTCTAGCCGCTCCTCCGGGGGAATCATCATGCTAGATCAGCCCTGTACTGTTCCATGATCGACACGGTGGCCTCCTTCGCCTCATCCACTATCTTTGGGGTGATGAGTTCTACGCGTAGGCGCCGGCGGGCCCCCTCGGTTGTCATCAGAGCATCAGCGCGGGAGAAGATCACATCCATCATCCCAGCACGAGCACCGGTCGGGGAACTTAGCTCCTGGGTGATAAGCCAAGCCACTAGCTTTGCTTCACGCCAATCGCTTTCCTGATAGAACTGCGACTGGCCGGACCGCTTCAACGCCCTAAACCAGTCCTTGGCATAAGGGTGCCACGCCCGGTCCTCTGTGGGCGGTTTCACCACCTGCTGCCCCATGGCCACCACCACAGCGGGAGCATCAGCCTCCGGTTTGTTCCGCCGGCGTCTCTGGTCGCTACGCTTCGGTACTGGGCCACGCACCATGACCAACCACCTCCTTCACCACTTGTTACCGCTCGGGGATACGCCCCTCTCGCTGCAGCGCGGCAGCTACTCGCACCGCGGGGGCCAGATCAACGAGGCCGCCCATGCGGTAAATATCTTCTGTTGTCCGAATGAACCTTGCTCGGGAATAGATTTCCACGCGGCCGCGCCGCCGACCTGGACCCTCCGGGAGCAGCCCGAAAATATGCAGACCCCGCCGGGAGACCGAACGCTCCACAACGGCACCTGGCACCGCCCGGATAATCTCAACAGCCCAGTCGGCCACCTTGCCGCGCCGGTTGATGCAGTGGTCAAGGTCGATACAGGCTAGGCCACCGCCCAGCATGACGCCGTGCGGACCATCCTGTACCTCAGCGTGGGTGGTCCAGGTTTCCGGCTTAGTAGTTGACGCAGGGGAGCCGGTAGGTGTGACGGGCCGCTTGCCATCAGCCGCCGTCCACCGATCTAGCTCACGCATCCGGGCCGGCAACTGCTCACGCCGACGCCGACGGTAAGCCTTCTGCCTGCATGCGGACGAGCAAAACCGCGGGCTACGACCCCTGGTGGGGATCTCCAGCCGGGCTTCGCACACCTCACACGCCAATCTCATAATCTGTATTTTACCATAAGCGTTACGATATACCTAGTCCTAGCTTGGCATATTTACTCTTTCCGGCTACCAATGACCGAGGGGATAGGTAGCCAAGGAAATAGTGACCCACACCATAGCGCAAAGCCGCAGGTCACAGCCCCAGCGCACACCGTCAACCAGCACCCAAAACCAAGAAACCTATCCTGACCAGCAAAAACCCTGAAACCCGTACACAGCCGGGGGCCGTATGTGCCCCGTACCAGGGACCGGCCGGCGGCGGGGTACCCCCCACCCCAAGTGGCCTAGATCACCTTATTTCAGGCCAGGATGGCGGACAGCAAACCTGCTATACAGCCGGCGGCGCGCCACACGCCTACTGATCCCCCGTGCCGCTTCGCGCCGGGACTTTTCCACATGGCACGACGGGCACAACCACTGGAGATTATCGAGCCCATCGGTGCCGCCCTCAGCGACCGGGATGATGTGGTCCAATTCCAAGCCACCTCGTCCTGTCACCGGTTCGGCACCACACTGGGCACACAAATAAGGAATGCGGTGTTTTGCTAATTGGTGTAGGCGTTTCCACTCAGCCGCAGACGTGCGCGACGACCCGTTACGCCACACCATCAGCACCGCCTTGCGACGGGCGGACGATGGCAGCGATCGCCCATGACAATGCTTGCTCCAAGTGCGTGATAGCTAGCTCACGCTCCCTGCAATCCGGTGCGATCGCCGCCACACGATGCGCCGCCGCCTGCACGCTGGCACGAACCTTAATGCAGTCTTCGCACTGATCGTCGGTGCCTTCGTGATACCGGAAGCGACGGTCAATCTCTTGTTGGATTGTATCCATACCTTCTGATCCCATGATCCCCTCCTCCCCAATCCTAGGCATGACTAAACCCCCAGGCTTTCCACCCAGGGGTTCCGAACGCCAGTTTACACCAACACCTGTCCCACACCAAAGGCTACTGAACCACGCATCGCACCAGCGCGTGCCAACACGTCATCTAGCCGCACCAACATGCCACCGCCATCATCCTCCTTTGTGATAGCCACTTTCCCCGCCTGCGCCCAACGATAGACGGTCGTGCGTGACACCTGTACCCCAGATTGCCGAGCCCACGACGCCGCCACTTGGCATGTCGCCCACTCCGGCGGGGATGGTTCCTCTCCCCCACTGTCAGGCTCTACCACAGACGCCACCATACGCGCCTGGGCAATCACTTCTTCCGCCATCATCTCACCCCACGGCATACCATCTGCCACATCCAAATACCGCTGCAGCCAAGCTGCCATAGCTGCGATCCCCTCAGGCACCGGGCCCACAACACCATCACCGCCACACGCCAACACCTCCGACGCCCAGAACGAAAGCAGCCCCTCCGTCTGAACCAACAGGTCCAACACCGTCAGATTCACCGGCGGCTTTGAGCAACACACCGCGCGCCCCGGGATATCAGTGGTACTACTCCCACGGTGAAAGGTAAGGAGTTCCTCCAACCCGGCACCATCCTTCTCCAATGAATACAGGGACCTTCCTAACTCATGAAGCAGATAATCATCCATTCCAACTCTTCCTCTCTCTATAGATAGGTATCCCTCAATAGGTTTGTAGTCTACTCACCGCCCCTGCCACCTAACGGCTCTACCCGACCCGCCCCGACCCGACGATCCTAGATCCGTCACCCCATCGTTCTGGTTTCGATCTAGGTCCGATCTAGATCCGTACTAGGTTTTACCGTTTCGTTATAAAACAGGGCAAAAGAAAACCCGGGCACAAGCCC